CTGCTCTCCATTTATGAAATTTTTCATCATATGTGCATATAAATTTGATAAATGTCATAGCATTTTTATCTCTAAATGCAGTTCTCAGTAATTTACTATCTTTCATTGTTTGAACTAATGCAATACCCAATGGTTTATCATTTGTATTCTCTGTTTCATAAATATTATAAATATCTGGTTCTAATGTCTTCATCAAATATAATATTTTATTCCCATTTTTATCTAATAAATCTGCATTTGTATTTGCATTAGCATTATTAGCAGTATCATTTGCTAATTCTTGAATATAATTATCTGGTTTCATATCACAAATATTATTAGTTGATGTACACAGATTTTCTAGAGGTGAATTTGACGTTGATGTTGACATTGATGTTATATTATTTTTATTTTCATCTAATTCTATAGTTTTAAATTCAGTAATATCTTTGGTTTTTCTTATAACATCTATAACACTTGCATCATCAAAATTATATAATTTTGGTTTATATTTTAAATCATAAGGCCAAATATAAATACCTCTGCATGTATAATTTAGATTATTAGAAAGTTTATGAAGTTCGTCAATAGATTCTTTATACATATTATAATAACTTTTAACCTTATAATTACATACATCTATTGTGCTATCAGGTGTATATTGTTTTTCTAGTAAATTATATATAATTTCTAATCTTTGTGGTAGCGTCTTATTATTTAAATATTTGCCTTCATAACATATGATGTCATTTATTAAGAAAGTCCAAGAAGCATCTTTGCATTTAACTAGTTCTCCGTCAAGAAGAGTATTTTTAAATAATTTTTTATCAAAGAGACCTCTTCCAAATATAATTCGCGGTCTCTGATAACCAGGGTGTATTTTTTTGTCTATATAATACATCGTCTCAACGTCCTTATATAGCGTAAAATAAAGATAATATCTATTACCGTTTGAGCGTAAATTCATCATATGATTTGTAGTTACTACATTAATATTTGTACTATCTAAATTATGATGATGTCTTTGCAAAATTTTAATTTTGTACAATGAATTTAAATCGTCTAAGATACAATCTTTGTGTTCATTGCTTTTAATATTCAAAGCAATTCTATTTGAAAAACTAATTATACCCTGCATTTTAAATACTATTATAATTATAATAGTATATCATTTTTTTAAATATATATTGAAAAAATAAAATACATAATATATACTTATAATTTTTATTATAGGTCTGTTATGTTAATAATAGTTTTATACATATTTAATATTATTTCTAATAACAATTCTCTTTCATAATCTATAATATTTATTCTATCTCCGTATATCATTTTATAAACATAATTAGCATCAAGTATGCAGTTATAACTTAAGATGTCTCTTATTTGCTCTATTTTTAACTTAGAGATAATATCGCGAATATGGTTTTTTAGACTAAAGAACGCTGTTTTATATCTATCTATAAATTCGCTCGAATTTATTTCAACGTTTTTGTAACAATATTTTAAATTCATTATTTTTTTATGCATTCTTTTGCTAACATACATCCTCCGTTTATTTAAAGTACTATTCGTAGTGACATTAACACATATATTATGATATTTACATTTAGAATATTCTATAATAAGCAATTGAATATCGTATGGCATCTCGTGCAAATAGTTATCGGTAAAAACCATTATAATGGGAAAAAATAATTTAGGACGAAATCAATTTTTCCCTTTTTATATAATTTATATAAGATTCGTAGTAAATACGAACGTATATGATCTCTTTATCATCGCCTCATATATATATTTCTCGTAACCACTTACATTATCGTCATCATCTAACAAAAAGATATTACGAATATAATTTATAGGATGGTATTTAATACAATTATTTATATGAGATTGTATAGCAAACTCTATTTTATTTGTATAATTACATAATATATCGCGATAGAGATGAACAACATGCTTATATGTATTTGGATTATCAATATACTCAACATTGTATATTGTGTAGACAAACTTACGCATTTTCCTGTTTAGTTTTTTAGAGATTATACTTTTATCATAATGTAAGATATGTTTTGAACATCGTATTTCTATATTACAATAAACCCTTTTTGATAAATCCATTATACACATTTGAATTTCTTTCGGCAATTCGTGTAAATAATTTTCCGAAAACAATTTATTGTTTGCATCGGACATCATAGTGACTATAATGTGATAGATATATCTATAGAATTAATCATTTTTTAATTGATTTTTTATTTATTATTACACATTGTTACCAAAAAACTATATAATTATATAATACATATATAATATAAATATGTTTGACAACCTATTATATATTTTTTCTAAAGATAACGAAATAATTCATAATTATATTACTGATACAGAAAGTATCAGAGAAGTTAAAAAACTCAAACAAGAATTAATTAAAAAGGATGCCGAACTCAAACTTCTACAAAGAAGATATAATAAATTATTAAATAATTGTATTCAAATTGAATTAAATAAAAAAGTTAAAGAACATCGAAGACACGTCCAAACAAATAATGTTGCTTGTGAAACTGATAAAAATATTTCAGAAGCATCTGATAATTCATATGTTTCTGATAATATAACCGAAGAATATGAACAGGTGTAAAAACTAAAAATAACGAAAGCATTTTAATAGCACAAATATATAAATATATGTCTTAATAATAATATATGCAAGAGTTAATAAACCTATATGACGAATGGTTTAATAATAAAGATTGGTGGTTTTCTAAAAATAGTAAAATAGATGTTTATTTATGTGATAAATATTATAGATATATTGAGGATGCATATAATATTTATGAAGAATATTGTAAAGATATTAATAAACACGAAAATAAACTAATAATCGCATGTATTATATTATTAGACCAAATCACAAGACATTATAAGCGTGTATACGACGATAAATTAGATGTTGTGAAATATACTAAAATTGCAGTAAATATCTCAAATATATTGCTATATCGCAATAATTATATGAACTTTTCAATAGATGAATTAAGTTTCATATATTTACCATACAGACACATGAAAGATATTGATAAAATTTATGAGATTATATATAATTATATACAACTTTATAATGAATCTGATAGAGATGATAAAATAAAATGCAGAAGATATATCCAAGCAACTCTCAATAATACTTATAAGGATATCAATATCTTATCTATGAAAAATACTTTGCCTGCCAAGAATTGGGAAGATATAAATAAGGAAATTTTAGATCCTAAATCGTGTAAAAGTAATTATACATCTTCTGTTGATAATATTATTTACACAAGTATGTTAGAACAATTTGAAAATATTAAAGACGATTCAACGATAATAGTTTCATTATCAGGCGGTGTTGATAGTATGGTAGGTTTGTATATCTGCAAGTATATCAAAGATATCAAAGATATGAACGATACTTATAATTCTAAAAAAATTAAAAACATTATCGCGGTTCATATTAATTATAATAATCGCGAAACATCTACAGACGAATTACATTTCGTAAATTATTATTGTAATAAGTTAGGCATCAAATTATATTTTAGAACTATCTGTGAATTAAAGAGGAACGATTGTTTGCATAATGGTTTGCGAGATTTATACGAAGATATAACAAAAAATATCAGATATGATATGTATAGACAGAATATTAAAAACGATAGAACATATGTTTTACTTGGACACAATAAAGACGATTGTTTTGAAAATATTTTGACAAATATATCTAATAAATGTAATTATGATAATTTATCTGGTATGCAAATATTAAAAGAAATTGACGGAATAATGATGTGGCGTCCAATGCTCAACATAGAAAAAAAACATATTATTGAATATGCTAATATAAATAAAATACCATATTTATATGATAGTACTCCCGAATGGTCTGTTAGAGGTAAAATAAGAGATAAGATAAAACCCGCTTTTCTAAAATTAAAAAACAATGAAGAGCGCGAAGAAGATGGTATTATAGATTCCTTTTTTGATTTAAAGGATTATATAGCGAATACTCAGAATATTTTTACGGAATTAATAATAAAAAATTTAGTATCTAAATTAATATTAACATATGATAATATAGAAGGCAATCAATACAGGGCATTTTATAGCAGAGATGAATTATTATCATTAAAATATATGCCTATATGCGAATTATTTTTTAAAAAATTAAAAATAAAATGCTCATATAAAGCTCTTAAAGATTTTTCAAAATATATATCTAATTATAGAGATCGCTCATTTGTACTAAGCAAATCGTGTATGATAAATATAAAAACTGATATCAATTATAACAATTCTATTTACGCAAATTTTACAATAATAAATAAATTATGACAGGTTACTTTTATTTCATAAATGATAAATATAAAAAAGTCTTTCATAACGACAATAAAAAGGAAATGGAACTGAAAGAAATTAAAATTATTAGCGAAGAAAATGAGGTTTTACTTGATAAAAAGAATGATTTTACTGATGTCAGTAATGTAAGCGGTCGTGCACGTGCCATATATAAAAAATTATTGAATTATATATTTTAAGTGCTATTCGTGTATAGATTGTAATATAACGGTATTTTTCCGTCAAAGGGATGATATAAACTGCGAAACTGATTTATAATTGATGAAATTGTGTTTATTCTATTATTTTTAATTTCAAAAATTTTATATTTGAAAATATCATATGTATCGTTTATATGAATAGGATTGAAATAATTATTATTTTTAATTAAAATATTAGATTTTACAAAGGGAATAGAAGAGAATGCTATTGTTACCGATAGTATAGAAAGAATAGTTATAATTATACTAGTATATCTAACCATTTACACTTACACTCACAAAGATTTAAATATATATATATTATAATCTTTATATTACTTATCTCTTTCTGATAATTTGAGAGATTTATTATCAAACAATGCATAAACAGGTATATTTGCTATTGGTAGATCTGATTTTTGTGGTTTTAACGAGTAATCATATATTTCGTCGTTTTCACCATTTTTTGCATTATGTGCGGATATTTTTGAAGTTGAAGTATAAACATTTTCCAAATCCTCTGTAAATGTATTTTTTTTTAGATAAGGTCTCATAAGTTCAACGTCAAAACTTTCGTTATCTGTTTTATATGTGTCGTCATATAATAATATATTATCTCTATTGGTACACTCTATATCATTTTTATTTCTTATAACTATATAGTCTTCTTCATATAAATTCACAAGTTTTGGTGGTGCAACATCATTAACTCTATTTAATTCTATCTTATTCTTTAATGTAGATGTTGTATATTTTTCATTTTTTATATTATTTTTTATATTATTTTCAATATTATTATGAGAAGGTAATAGTTGATTATTCATATAAGTGTCATAATAATATTTTACATAATATCCTATCGCTAGTATGAGAAATACTATTAATACTATCCATAATATATCTTCAAAATAATTGTATTCTTCTTCTATTTTCATAATATTCTTGCTTTTACTTTATTACTATATTACATTAATATTTTAATCATCGTCATTAATAAACATCGGTCTTTTATTTTTACTTTCATCGGTACATTCATTTTCAAAAGTATCATTTGCAAACTCTATTTTCTCATTATCTTGATAATAAGAAACCTTATATTTATTATTATTATAAAATTTTAATCTGGTGCTATTTTTTCTATGAAAAACAGAGAATTCATCTGCAATATCTATGCATAATGGAATATATTTTCTATTTTCTGGTCTTTCTCTGAGAATTCTTCCAATAGATTGCTGAATATCTGAAATAGGTGATGCCATTATCAATGTATTTAAGGAAGGTACATTAAATCCTTCTGA